TGATAGTGATCTATCTGGGATACAATTAACAGCAACAGCCAACCCATGTATAAATTCACCATGGTATTTTTGATGACCAGCTGTAAATTCTTTTCTGACCCATACCTTAAAGTAAGGGACATTAGATATTAAATAAGACATCTCTCCTCTTTCTTATTTATTTATTTTTTTTTCTTTTTGCCGCCTACTGGACCGCCCTTGGCATAGCCTTTAACTTTTTTTACCATTCCGCCAGCAAAATAACCTTTAGCTTTTGTTTTTTTAAACATAATTACCTCCTTTATTTAGGCTTTTTTCCACCCAGATTTCATTTTTGCGTAGTTTTTTTTAGAGATAGTACTATTCTTTTTAGAACGACTTGTCCCCGCTTTTTTTCTTTTATTAATGTTTTTTACTAAACTCATTTATTTCTCCTACTATTTTTTAGATGTTTTTCTAACAGCTCTAACAAGACCAACTCTACCTAGTGGGTCTTTGTTTTTTGCTTTAGTCTTAGCTTTAGTTTTAGTCTTTTTTTCTTCAGCCATGTTTGCCTCCTAATTTCTTTGAGATAAATCTCTTAATCGTTGAACATCAATCGACTCTTGAACTCTTTCTTTATTAAGTTTTTCTAATTCAACAGCAATTCTTGACGCTGCCATTTCTTCTTGAGCGTCTATTCTTTCTCTCGCAACTTGTGTTCTTTCATTAGCTGTTTGTTGTGCAATATTATTTCTTTGTGCAGCTAATTGATTGTTTAGTTGATCTTGTTGAGCTTTCAATACAGTATTTGTTTCAAACTCTTTTGCATCTTGTTGTAAGCGTGCACCCTGTAATGCTAACTCTTGTTTTCGTATTTCTACAAGTGGGTCTTCATTACCTGTTGGAGCAAGAACTTCAGACAAGTTAGCAGACAATTCAGCAATGCGTTGAGCAACTTCATTTTCTATTTCCATTTGTATTTGTTGCATAGCTTCTTCTGGAATTTGTCCTTGATATTGTTGCTGTAATTCTTGCAACTTAGGTCCAAATTCTGCCTCAACTAATTCTCTCGCTTGTAACGCAACATGCTCATACATATGTGAAGTTAAAAGACCAATAATATTAATATTAGCCATAACAGCAGGTGTTCGCATAAATGTTAAATGTGCCTCAATATGTGCTTGATGATCTTGTTTTGGAAAAGCCTGTAGTCCCTGCCCTTGTATAGCTTTAGCATTTTCAATAGCAGGGTCTTGAGGTTGAGGTTGTGGAGGAGGTGGTAATACTTTTTCAATATTACGCACGCCCAATGCTTCGTACATTCTTTTATACGCTTCATACATTCCAGCTGGTCCATGAACTTGTGGGTTCGATTGCACGAGCTGTAAACTTGTTTGAGCAATTGCAATTCTTTGAGCTGTTGAAAAGATGTTAGGGTCTGATACAGGCATAACATCAATTCTGTCATCAAAGTCTGATTGCTTAATATTTGGATCGCCACCACTTACTTCATATGGATATGTTGGTGGTGTGTAATCACGGAAAAGATTTGCTAGAAGATTAAATTCTATCTTCTGTGCATAATGTAATCTTTTGTGAATAGCTGACATAATTTTTGTGCCACGCTCTAGCATAGCAACAGTCGAACCTACTGGTGCACTGTTCTGTTCAGCTAACGGCATGTCGGCAACAGACGCAAATCTCTTACCGCTCTCAACAATAATGCCAAGTAACTGTAGTAAAGTTCCAGATGGTTCTTTAAATGGTAGTGGTATAATAGACGCTCTCAAGTCTCCGCCAGGAGCATCAATATCTCTAAATTCACCAGGTTGTAATGGGTCTGATTCATCTCTAACCCTAATACCTCTAGCTTTAAAACCAGCTGGTAAGTTTGCTAATGTTCCAGCGTCGATAAGCTGACGCAGAATAGATGTAGCAGAACGAGATAAGTTACCAATAATATGTGGTAAACCAAATCCGTAGAATCCTAGACCAGGTAAAAATTTGTAATGTACAAAATATTGGTTAGGATTTTTCTGTGGGTCTTGCTCTTCGTAATTTCTTCTAATAGCAAGTATATTTGATGAACCTACATCAATAGTAATAATGTAAGGTAATTTAATTCCTGTTGGTTCTCCGTCTTGTCCAATGTCTTCAAAACCTTCTAAGTCTAAGAAAGTATGTATCTCATAAATTTCTAATTCATCATCTTCGTAAGTCATTGTTGCAGACTCACCAGATACTTTCTCTATAGTCTCTTCTAAATCAGAATAGACATGTGTTGGTCTGACGGGAACATCTCTGTAGATACCAGCAACTTGAAGTTTACGAACTTCATTTCCTGTCATCTTCAGTCTATGTGTTAGCCTAACAGCATTCGCAAGATCGACAGAACTGTAAGGAACAATAATGTCTTCACTAGGAACGAAGCGAGCCACGGGTCTTTGTTTCGTTTCATCGTAATAAACCTTCTTAAAAGCTGATCCACTTAAAGGTAGATAGAATAACAACTGGTCAAGTTCTGGATCGTACTCTTCCATGTTGTAGCAAATCTGATAGTTCATATAATCTTGAACTCTTTGTGCTTGTTGTTCTGATTGTGGGTTAGGTTCACCAATAATATTTACACGCACGGGTCCACCTGACGGCAGTAATTCTTTATAGGCTTGTGCTTGGAATTGAGTAACGCTTTCAGCTAGAACAGGATGAGTAACACCAGAAGCTCCCTCAAATGGTTCACTTCTTTCATCTTCCTCTACACCTAATAAATTTAAACCCTTCTCATAAATCTTTTCCCAGTCTTCACGAGCATCAATGTCGCTTTCTACTGCACTTAATAAATCAGAAGATATTGGACCTAATACACCTTCTTCAACATACTCTGCTAAATTAGCGTCAAAAGGAATTTGTTCTGAAGCAACTCCTTCTTCTACAAATTCACCAACTTCTACAGAACCATCTTCTAGTTCTGTTATTTCGCCACTTGCTATTGCTTCTGCAAGAGCAGGCGGAACTTCAGCAGTGTCAATAGGATTTCCCTCAATAGGGAGTTCCTCTTCTTCTGGACCACCTTGTCCAAATGGATTCTCAGCCATGTTATTTCCTTATATTAAAAAGTTCCTTGAAACTTACCGCCCTTAGTTGCAGCACCCATGCCTTTCATGGTACCGCCACCTGGACCTTCTGGAACTTTAACATATTTTACTTCCCCACCTGATGAATAACCAGTTTCAACAGTCTTACCAGTTTTGTCTGCATAAGCCGCAGCTTTTGCATAACCTTCTTCAGTATAAGGGAAATGTTTTTTTCCTACTTTTGGCATTTTAATAATACTCCTTTTTATGGGGACGATCTTCATCCCAAATTTCATCGCTTGGGTGTCTAACAAATCCACCTTCACGAAACCGTAGTATAGCCTGAGACATCGAATCTACCAAGTCATCATTGTCTCCAAATGGAAAAGAGGCACATTCTTCTGCCATCTCATCCGCCCATTGAAAATCAGGTCGCCATACAAGACCAGATTCAAACATCGGGGCACAGGCATGGACTCTCGAAACTTTATCTTGTCCAGAGCGTCGACCACCTGGTGTAAAATTTATAACAGGTATCCCCATATTTCTCAACTCTTGAGTTAAAGGAAGCCCAGAAGCCTTAGCCTCTATAAGAACTATATCAGGCTTATGATTAGAATACGAGTCCATAGCTATCTTTTTTAACTCAGGAAATTCCCATCGACCTTTACAACAATCTAGCAATATAATGCAAGGACCGTCATCTTCGTTAGGATAAAATACACCCCAAGTACTAATAGCACTGTAGTCAGCAGTTTCTGATTTTAAAAACGCAGTATCATATGACTGTAATATATACTCACATTCCGGTGGCTCATCATCTTCCCACATTTTCCACCATTCTCTTTTAATAATAGCACCTTCTTCCATTGTTGGTTGCTGTAACCACTGAGCATTCCATTTAGAAACGGGAAGAGAAGTTTTAACTTTTAATAATTCTTCTTCAGACCAGAAATTGGGCCATAAAACATTGCCGTCTTCAAAGATAGCTGGAAATTCTACAACTTCCCAATGATCCGCATTTTCTTCACCTTGTTTTTTTAACACCTCTGCCGTCAAGTCTTTCGTAGACCAACGCGTCATAACAACAACAATACGACCGCCTGGTTGTAATCTTTGTCGTGGACCAGAAGTATACCACTCATAACAATGTTCCATAGCCGATGGCGATAACGCATCTTGCTCGGAATGAGGGTCGTCAATAATAAGGAGGTCAGCACCACGACCTGTAATCGCTGCACCAACCCCCGCCGCAAAATATTCACCGCCCTGTGTAGTTGCCCAACGCCCAGCGGCTTTAGACTCGGGCGACACTTTTGTATCGGGAAAGACGGTTTTGTAATCTGGAGTATCAACAAGCATTTTGCACTTACGACCGAAACCTGTAGCAAGTTCGGTTGTGTGCGTTGCTTGAATAATTTTTAATTTAGGATTCAGTCCTAACATATAGGATGGAAAATAAATTGATGCGAACTCAGACTTTGTGTGTCGAGGTGGCATATTAATAATTAATCTTTTTAATTTTCCTGTAGCTATGTCTTGTAATTTTTTTGCATAAATTTTGTGATGGTTGCCTTCAATAAAATCGGGCCACATTTTTTTTACATAGGTTAGGAAGTTACTTTTTGCTGCATCCTTTTCTTCCAAGAAATTTAATCTCTCTTGTAACTGAAGAGCGTAACGAACTTGTTCTTCGTCTAAACTACTATAATCTACTTCTGCTTGCGTCATGTATTCTCGATACCCATAACATTAATTCTGTGTCTGACATATTATGTTTCATAATATTTACTGCCCAACATACTAAACGAATATTTTCTTTTTTGTAACCTATATCATTATCTATTCTATCTATTGAAACATTCGTATATATTTTTTTTCCAGTGCCATCTCTTTTGTGTGTCATCTTAATACCACTTACTTGACACTTACCTTTACACTTTAACCATATATCTAAAATATCTTGCCAAGACAAGTCCCAAGATTTTTCTCCTTTTCTCTTTCGAGCAGATCGTAACTGTGTGAAATTTCTTCTTAAAAATTTTATTGGGTCTTTATTAGCTTCATCATTGCGAAATTGCATATTGCATTTGCGACAACGCCGTCGGTAGCAAGGAGACCCATTCCTTGAAAACATTTTTTCAAATGCTGTAATGGGTTTCGTTACTTCGCATGTATTGCACTTGCGTGAACTCTCCATAAATTCCTACATATAGTAGGTTTGACATTTATGCAACTAAATATTGATTATATGATCTGTAATACACATAAAAACATAGTTGAAACACAAATAAATGTAATAAAATTAAGCATTTAACACCCTTTAATTAATAGTGTTATATACCTATTTCTTCATTAATCAACTCAATATAGTGAATAAATACTATTTATTTTGGTAATATTAGCCAGTAAGTACGAAAATTACTGCTATTACTCCAATTACGAGTACTGGAACAAGCCACTTTGTTGAAAATGGTTGTTTTTCAGTTACATAAGCCTCATTACCAGGAGTAGATGGATCATCGGCTACAAATCTGCCTTTAGATGTCCTAGCTCGCTTTTTAGCTGGTGCTTTTTTCGTAGTTTTCTTTGTTTTAGCTTTTGCCATTTCTTGCCTTCCTTATTGATTTCATGCCGCGTTGCCCAAACCAGAATGAAA